TTATGCATGGTTGGATTAAGATGATTCGCGACTATAGGACAGGTACTACAAACATACCAAATGAAGTTTTTACAAAAGCGGTTTATTCGTCTCTTATGTACTATTGGACGACTGCACCTGATGCGAGATCAGTAGAGTACTATGCATGCTATGATGGTGTGTTTCCAACAAAAGATCCACAAGATCTCTTTAGTAGCGACATTGAAACTGTTGGAAGAGTTGATGTAGAGATCGAGTTTAGTACTGATTACATTTGGCATGAAGATTGGGTTAAGAGTAAGTGTGAGAGTCTAGCAGAAACTGTTTACGCACTCAAGAATACAGTAGAAAAATATGGAAGTGCTGCTATTAATTCTATCTAAAAGCAGATAGCAGTTAAACGAAAGGAGATAGAAAATGTTCAGAGGTTTTGATATAAAGTATCCAGAGTATGAAGTTATAACACCGCAAACAAATCTTAGATATACTATTAGAAGTCTTAATGTACAAGAGGAAGAAAGATTAAAAGGAAGTTTACTTTCTATTGTAAAAATTAATGACCATCTTAATAAATGTATATATGACTCACTTGTTACAAAGCCTAAAAGCGTTACAAATTATGATACATTTCTTAAGTCAACTACACTAAAAGATAGAGATGCATTATTGTACGCTCTTTATCATATCACTTACGAAGATATTAGAAATTACGATGTTCTCTGTACTTCTTGTAGACGAGAATACTCAGTTACAGTAAAAGCATCTTCAACGTTCAATATTAACTTGTATCCAAATAACGACATACTAACAAAAGAAGTTCAGGTAGAACTCCCTGTTTCAAAAGGAGTTTTTGCTTTTATTAAGCAACCAACCCTATTTGATGAAACAACTGTTCTAAATAGCTTTGCTAATGTAGCTGGGACTAATACAGACATACTTACAGAAACTCTAATTATTAGTAAATTTCAACAGAATCCAGAGGAAGGTGATACAATTGTTTACTCGGATAGAAGTGATATAATTGACGCATACTTAAGTCTTCCATCAGCTGATAAAAGAGCAATATATCGATTATATAAAGATGAGTTTGGTCAGTATGGTATTACTTTAAAAATGCTATCTACATGCTCATTTTGTGGTACTCAAGAAGAAGTTGATATAGATCTGGTGGAAAACTTTTTTCGAATGGTGTACACGATTTGATGAAATTAATAAGTATCGTGACGACTTACGTCAAAACATTTTTTCTTGCATGGAACTAAGTCATCAATCGTACACTGATATTATGCTCATGCCAGTAAAAAGATTTTATGACTATATGAAGTGGAAGAGTGATCTTGAAGAAGAAAAACAAAAGTTACTTTTGGAGGAAACAAAAAAATAGATGGCTAACATTCTAACCAGATTCAAAAAACAAGTAGTTGGTTCAGATGGTAGAATTTTTGACTATCTTACAGTTATTACTTCTTCAGGTGACTTTAAAAGAATTAGTAATCTCAATGTTATTATTAACTCTTGGAATACGATTTTACTAACTCCAAAGGGAACATATCTTTTTGATCCTGAGTTTGGGAGTGACATACACAAACTTATATTTGAGCCGGCAGACTCAGGGACTGTTGAAAGAATAAAGAACGAAGTTGAAGAGTCTTTGCTAACATATGATGACCGAGCAGATATTGAAAATATTGAAGTTTTCCTAAAACCTGATGGTAAATCATTTCAAGTAGATATAGAAGTATCTTATGAAGGAGAAAAAGGAAAACTTAGCGTAACTTTTGATGATACAACAACTATGTACCAAGGAGTAACACCTTGACAGCACAAAAATATGAACGTTTATACGACTATATACATGAGTATCAGGGGCTAGTATACGATTTTTATAGTAGCAGTGCAGTTGCTTTTCTAACAACGTATTATCATATTGATACAAAAAATACTGTTTGGGACAACAAGAACTTAATGGGTGGCTCTTATGAAAAAGTAGGGACTCTGTCAGGAATTCGTTTCTATAAGATTCTATTATTACCTGTATTCTTCTCTGAAGAACTTAGCACAATATTCGATGCTCAAGATATCGGTTACATAAAAGAAGGAGAAACTACTTTCGTTATTCCAAGTACATATAACTTCATACCGTTACCAGGAGACAAGGTCAAATTTGAACAAGATTATTTAAGAGTTACAAATAATATCTATCCAATTTATAGTATCTCCGGGGTGGAGAAATCAACAAATACAGACAGAGTATTTTATAAGTTACGAGTTCGAGTTGAGCAAAGTATTACTGAAAATCAATTAGATTTGCAAGTTTCAGGTAATTACACCTTTTTTGACTATACTAAGAGTATTTACAAATTAGAAGATGCTCAAAAACTTGCGACACTTCTTTCAAGAAACAAGACTTTAAAAGATCGTCTTGTTTCAAGATTTTATGATAGAACTAGTGGATTCTACTTCTCGCAGTGAGGAAATATTAGATGGCTGACACTCCAGTTTCTACTCAAATATATAGATCTCGGGATCAAATTCGAAATGAGGTTATAACGAAAATACGTCAATATCTAGAGTTAGAGAATGTTGATCTAACAAAGTCGTCTTTCTTATCTTTCCTTGTTGAAATTTTATCTAGTCTTACAAGCGATCTGTTGTTCTATCAGTTAGCATCTTATAGAGAGTTCTTTTGGCTATTCCCCTTCAGTAGCAACACCTGCAACAGTTAATGTTCTATTCACAATTCCACTTAGTTTCACTGCTTCAACTGTACGTTTTGTGATCCCTAATGGATTTAGTGTTAAAGCGGGTAGTACTGAATTTACAACATATTATACTACAACAATTGTTGTTACAAACAATTCACAAGTTACAATTACAGTTCAAGAAGAGAATCGTCGATATACTTTACCAGTTACAATAAGTGGTAGTAACTTCTTATTTGTACTTCCTTTCAGACAAGTTTATATACCAACACCACAAGAATTTGAAATACCTGAAGATCTGCAACAATATCAATTTTATTCTATAGATGTTCCCTTTGATGGTCAGTATTCTGAAGTGACTGTTGAAGTAAGGCCTCCTGATTCTGCTACTTACGAAGAATATTCAAAAGTAGATAGTTTATTTCTAATGACGGAGACTACAAAAGGTTATGTATTAAAAAGAACAGATGAGGGTATTAATCTCCAATTTGGAAATGGTTTAATTGGATATCAACCAGAACCTGGTGCAACAGTTCGAGTTTCATTAAAAATTACTGAAGGAAGTGATGGAAATGTTATTGCTGGATCCATAACTAGTGGAGATACAATCTATACGTCTTCTGGAGGAACTCCACAAGTTGTCCAATATACTATTACGAATACTTCTGCTGCTTTCGGTGGTTCAGATGAAGAGTCTGTAGAAGAAATTCGTAGAAATGCAATTAGTAGTATTACAGCTCTCAATAGAATTGTAACAGAAAATGACTTTATAAATACAGATACAATTATTGAAAATTCACCAATTGGTCAGAACTCACTACCAGTATTGAAGAGATCAGATCTAAAAATAAACGAAATTTGTCTCTTTTCAACTCTATTCTTTGGTAATGAGTTAGTACCAACTCGTAATATATACTCAACATTCAGTGACACAGTGGTTCGGCGACAAACAGTTTTAACAGAAGCTAGTACAGAGTATTACACTGTATTTGATATGGAAATTGATTTAGTAAATAGTTCTGCTTCTTACACATATGTTCTCTCTGAAATTGAAAAAGTTCCATCGTTGGTTACAACATTTAATTCTACATATGACCTCTATGCTAACACTCTTGTAGTTACAACATCAGGAGATCAAGTGACCTTTAAATTGTACTACCAATCAACCGAGCCCGACTACTCCATAACACTTTGTGACATGAAGATTTCTGAAACTGGAGCTACATATGCTATGACCAATGATGGTACTAGCTTTTCATTGACATTCTCAGACTACAGGACAATTCCAAAGGGTAATCTTACATACTACTTTACAATTTCTCATCCAACTTCTGGTAATATTGCTCAATATCTCACTCAGTTTATTTTGAGGTTACCCCTTAGTGATTTTACTACATCAAATGTTGTTGTAAATGATTCTACAAGCTATACTGTCTATGATATTCCAGTTGTGAAAAAAAGCTATTATGATTCTATTACCCAGAAGGACTTCGAACTCCAAGTCTTACAACAACTTCTAACTACGTTAACGTTTAAAAACTACAAAATGCTTACAGACTTCATAAATTTCAAATTTGCAAATACAACAGGGCAACTTTCAAACATGCAACTTAATGAAACAACTGTTGACTCTGTTAAAGATATTTTACTTACTCCTCCAACCCTTCCGAGTAACAATGATAGATATATAGTAGCTCGTAATGCAGTGGGTGCGTGGAAGAATCATGATGATGAAATAGCAACAGCTTCCATTTCTGATTCAACTTCTGTTATATGGACATTCTATGAACCAAAAACAGAAGAAATTGCTTATGTGGAAAGTAAAGCTAAAAAATATACATATGCAGAAACCGGTTGGGTTGTTCCAGTATATACAATTCCGATAAATATTTCTCTAGATGTCTTTATTTCTTCCTCGTATAGTGGAACTCTATCGGAACTAACTGACACAATACGAAGTGATCTTGTTTCTGCTTTTGAAGACAGATTTGGAATTAACACAAATATTTATAAGTCAGAGATTATTGATGTAGTACAAGAAGTTAATGGTGTTGAACATTGTAGAATTGTTGAGCCAGAGTCTAGTATCTTTTTTGACTACGATATAGACAATTTTACTCAAGAAGAATTATTACAATATACACCAGAATATGTTTATTTTACAGAAGATAATATCTCAATTAGGGTGTTCAATCTAACATGATATTCAAACCAGATATGCAAAAATTACAACAATACATCATAAGAGTAGTAGCTAAAGAATTAATGTCTCTTACAGAACCATGTTACTACCCAAAAACAAAACGTTTCTATTTTGAACTTCTTCGTCTCCTTGGAACTACAGACAAAGAATTCAAAGCATATATAAAAGAGACATATAAAGGCACAAAAGCCGAACGATGGAAACTGTGGCAAGATCCAGGTACTAATATACTCTTGGTTGTTATGAAGTTGTTCTTAGACCAAAATAAACCAAAACTCTTTCAAATAACTTTAACTTATTTCTTAATTGTTCATTATTCTCGTTTAATGTTTAAACAGATCTCTTACTGCGACCCAAATTCATTTAAATTGACTTTAGAAAGACTAACTAGAACACACTTATTCTTTAGAGAAGGGAGCATACCAAATGCATTAGTTTATTTGTCGAAACAACTCGCCAGAAGTTATATTGACGATTTTAAGAATTGGAATATAGAAAAGATTATACTTTTTGTTAGTGTTGCTAGACATCGAGTCTCACAAAGTGTAAAAAGTTTCGCTTCAACATATTATACTTTGAAAGGTCAAAAAATAGGAATCAGAACTCCAGCCGAACCAACTGATGAGGAAAACATATATCAATATCAAGTCTTAACAAAAGGAGAGAAAGTAATAAACAAAGTA